TTAAAGGCTCTGTATTCATCATCGGAGTCTGCATTTTTAAGGGCTTCCCGTTCAATCTCCTCATCAGTCACCCCCTCCGGCTCGGACTGGGCCAGGGCGGTGCGGGTCTGCGATAGATGCTCGCGGCACTCCATCAGGGCGACAGGATCGAAACAGTCACGATCAACGCAATCAATCAGATAGCGGACATTTTCAATTAGCTCGGCGCATGTCTTGCGCCAATCAGTTCGTGTAGTCATCGCTTCACCTTGAGAATAGACCAAATCAGCACTATCGCTAGTGCTAAGTCCGCAACAGAGGCGGGGGAAATGTTGACCATCATGGCCGCATCCCCTCTAACCAGTCCGCAACCGAACTGGACCCGCCGTGCCGCTCCCGAAGGATCTGCCCCAGCTCACCGGCGACGCTGCGGGCGACGGCGGTGCAGGTCTGGCACGGCTCAGGGCACCGGCGCGGCATGAGGCAGACGGCCAGGGATAACCGGGTGGAGGGTGTTGGCGTGGGGCGTGGTGGGTTCAGCCGCTGCAGCAGCCCGCAGTCGCACAGGCGGAAGTCTTGCTCGCATGGGCCGCCGCATTCAGCGATCGTGTGGGCGCCGGGGCAGCGTGGGGCAGGGCGCTTGCCCTGATCGCTGGTGACAGGCGCGGTGGCAATGCGGGCCATGGCCTGCTGGGTGGGGGTGGTGTAGGTGATCATTGAATTAAGCGTCAGAATCAGCAGAAAATACGCACTTGAACTCATAGACGTGGCCATCGTTCCACCATGCTTCGCCATAAGCGTTGTGGTGGTCCGGTAGCTTATGCGGGCGATCTGCGTCGAACTGATAGATCACAGTCCGACCAACTTTCATGGCCCATGCCATGGCAGCTTGAAGACTGGTGAATCCACGGACTGGGGCGATAATGTGTCCGGTCTCGCGATACAGCTTGGCTTTCCTCGGGGTGGTTGCGTGATACAGAATCATCGGCCGCCCTCACCATGCAGCAGCTGTTTGGCCGCGGCGGCCAGCACTTCCAGATCTTCGACGCTGACAGGGATCTCGGCCTCCCCGTAGTGCAGCTCTAGGCATTCTTCGCCACTGTCGGGCACCAGTACCAGCCTGAGCGCCACGTCAGAAAACGGGCCATCGGGGGCATCGGTGTCGTAGATGACAACTTCAATAGTTCGGGTTGCGTAGCTCATCGTGATGATGCAGTGGAGTTGATCCGGTCGTTCACGATCCGCCGGAGCAGATCGTTCATCCCCTCGCCAGGCCGAAGCTGGCGGCGGAGGGTTTCGACCTCGGGGAGGGTGAGGACGATGGAGAGGCGGCGGGTTTCCATTAGGCGGTCTCTAGGTCGAAGAGGGATGACTGATCGCCGGGCTGATCCGGCTCGCCGGCCAGCTCCAGGTTCCGCACTGCCTGCCGGTAGTAGCTGGGCTTCAGCTCGATGCCGACGCCACGGCGGCCAGCTTGCACCGCCCCGTAGACCTCGCTGCCGACGCCCATGAAGGGGGTCAGCACGGTCTCGCCGGGGTTGCTCCACATCACCACGGCTCGGTCAATCACGTCTAGCTGAAGCGGGTGCACGTGCTTCTCGTCTTCGCCATCCCTGGCGCTGCGGAACTGCAGCACGTTGTCGATCCTGATGTCATCCCAAACGCTGGAGGCGTACTGCCGCCAAATCCATTGGCTGTACTGATTCTTATTCTGATCTCCCTTCATACCTCTGTACCCGTTCAGATCGGCTGGCAAAGTGCGCTCGCCGCTGTAGTGCAGCAGGCCTACTTCGTGAGTCACTGGAACCGGATTCTCGCCCTTGCGGCGGAACATCAGCAGGTAGTCAGCGTTAGCGATGCTGTTGCGCGTGGAGTCCTCGCACAGAGTCTTATGGTGCAGGCTCTTCATCATGGTGCGGTTGCGTACCAGCAGCGGCTCCTTCCAGATCACCCGCCGGCCGCCATAGGCAAATCCTCGGGCCTCATGCTCGCGGATGATGCGACCTGGCAGATCAAACATCGCATCGCAACCAGCATTGCTCAGCGGAATGTCCATGCAGTGAACCGCTGAGATCCTGCCCGGCATTGTGATCCGGGAGATTTCGTCAATGCAGAATCCGTAATGAGCGAAGAACTCGTCATAGTTCAGGCAGTTGGACATGTCCCGATCGTCGCTGCTGTACTGATACAGCCCGGCAAAGGGCGGAGAGTAGACGGTGAGGTGTACCGATTCATCCGGCAGGCCTTGCATCACTTCAATGCAATCGCCGTTGTAGATGGCGTAGTTGTCTGTGATGAGCTGATCCTTTACAGCCATTGCGGGAGCCTCGGTGTAGTGGTGTAGAGATTGGTGCGCTTGATCGTGGTAGCGTTGTTCATCTGCGCCACCAGTTCCTCAAACATGGCGGACGCTCGCTCAGCCTTGCCGCGCATGTTGGCCAGCACTCTGGCCTCGCCCTCGGTGGCGATCACGTCAAGGTGGACCGTGCTCTGCTGGCCAAAGCGCCAGCAGCGGCGAACTGATTGGTAGTACTGCTCATAGCTGTGACTGGCAAACGTCACCACGTGGGCGCAATGTTGCCAGTTCAGCCCCCAGGCGCCGATCTTGGGCTTTATCACCAGCACCCGCTGACGGCCATCGGCGAAGGCCTCATAGAGCTCCACCTTCCGATCGTCTGGAGTGCGGCCGGCAACCTGGGCAGCATCGGGGATCAGCTGCTCTAGCAGGTCCCCCTCCGCGTTGGTGTGGCACCAGATCACGGCAGGGCGATCGTGCTCCACCAGCTGAGCCGCAAACTCGCAGCGCTCCTGCATGGTGCGCTTGCGCTCTTCCCGTTCTTCCGCCAGGCCAAAGGCGGGCATTGAGAACAGCATTCCCTCTGGCGGGGTAGCCGGGGCAATGATGTGATCGCGCTCGACCAGCGGCGGCAGAATGAAGCTATCGTTGCCGAAGCCCAGATCAGATGGCATTCGACAGGCTCTGGCCCAGCTTGCCACCCAGCGCCAGAAATGCTCGCGGGCGTGATGCTTAAGGCGCCACTGGCCGATAGTCTGCGACACCCTGAAGGCCAGCTTTTTGTAGTAGTTGGCGTTGGCGTTGATCATCGCTTCGGCTGACTCTTGCAGGCGCTCTTCGCGTTTCTGGCCCTTGTCATCCAGCTGTGCAAAGAACCGGCGCAGCATATCGCTGTAGCTCAGTTCACCCAGCGCTTCAGATGAATTGCCCAGCTCGGTGTAATCGTTCGGCGCAGCTGTTGCTGTGCACAGCAGCCGGTACGGCATCTTGGCCATGAAGCGAGTGATCGCTTTCCTGGTAGAGCCGCTGAACGATTTCAGGATGCTCGATTCGTCGCAGACAACCGCACCGAAATCAGCAGGATCAAACAGGTGGAGCCTGTCATAGTTCGTGATCACGATCCGCCCCATCACGCTGCCATCGCTGGAGCGGTGAGCCTCAATGCCGAACTTTTCACCCTCGCGGATGGTCTGCGCGGCGACGGCCAGCGGGGTCAGGATCAGCACCGGGCGGACGGTGTGACGCGCCACGTTTTCAGCCCATGTGAGCTGCATGGCGGTTTTGCCCAGACCACAGTCAGCAAAGATTGCGGCGCGGCCCTTGCGGACAGCCCACTCGACTAGGGCTTGCTGGAAGTCAAACAGCTGCGGCGGCATGAACACTGGATCGAAGCCGTGGTCAGCGCCGGTGTGGAGCTTGCGGTCTAGGAACTCGGCGTAGGTGGTCATCGCAGATCCTCCCGCAGCAGCTGCGCTGCGTCGTGCGCCGACAGCCGGCCCTCATTGCGCTGGTGTATCACCATCAGCTCAGCGGCCAGATGCTCGATTACGGCAGCCACGCCACGGCGGCGGGCGGAGGCGTCGGGCCAGGCTTGTAAGGCATCGTTGAAAGCCTCTTCGTAGGCCACGGTGCAGCGGCCTAGCAGGGTGTTCTCAGGCATCACTGGCCTCCCCCACCAACCGCTCACACAGCGCCCACCACAGCGACGTGGCGAGGGTGGCGGTGCCGACGATGGCCAACACGGCGATGATTTCGACCATGCCGGCGAGGACGCAGAGGGTCATGGCAGGAAGTCCTCCCGAATGCGCTGTGGGGGTGGAAATTGAGGCTTGGGCGTGGTGGGCCCACCGTTGCCGTTGCCGCGTTGGGTGGGGCCTTCGTTAAAGATCAGCGGTGGCCGACCAAGCACGCCGCCCCTGATCCGCATCACGTCGCCCCTTGCCCGCCAGCCAGCCCAGTACG